TCAGACTGGCTGTTCCGGCCAGTCAGGATTCAAGGTATCCACCCGGTTTACCAGCACCCTGTATTTTCTCCATGCCAGAAGAGAAGCTTTTTCTTTATCGGTTGCTTCGTCCAGATCTACTGCATCCTGTAACGGCGCGATTTTTTCAGACGCTATTTGCAGGAGTCTGTTTTTCGTTCCTTCAGCTTCACGAAGTCTGGCTGCGGCCTCCGCAGCTTCATCATTCACCCAGACCTTAGCCTTACTATCCCATTTCCGGTATTCACCTCCTGGTGAAACTGATGTGACATTTTCAGGCAGTGGGCCGGGAGCGGAGATATAAACCTGATTGCCGGTTGTTGTATCATAAACCGTCTCGCCACGGTGATCCTCATACAGACTCCACGTTTCGGTTTCAGCGTCAAATACAGCAATATGACTGGAGGGAATATCAGGAGGGGCGATATCAGTACAGTTTGCCGGTAATCCAGTGTGCGGCGGGATATACGCATCGCCTGCCCCAATAAATTCATTCGTATCTGAACGCAGATTGAAAATTTTAATTGTCTGCGCTTTGCTGCTCATTTTAAAAGTCATTTTTTACTCCGGATAAATATTCTGTATTCAGGTGGTGGCTGTGAGGATAAGTACCGGTGGAAACCGCATGGCTATGCGCACCAATATAAATATCATCAACCTGATGACGGGGACTGATGCAGGTGTTATCTGATTTTTTGCAATACGTTCTGTAATCACCAAAACCGATATATTCCGTTCTGGCGTTCGGGCAAAGCGTCTTTGACGGACAGTATGCCGTTGTGCTGAATACAGCATTCTGGCGGGCGCTGGCGTATTGCCAGTTAATTTCCGTGGCGCAGTTAATAAAACCATCCCACGCCAGCGTCATTTGCCGGGCGACACTGTCCGGGGATACCTGACCATACCCGGCCCCCATCGCAGGGAATACAACTGATTTAATTTCCCTGTCTTCCCCGGCGCTTTTATTGTGCTGAAATATCGCTAATAACGCTGCACGTGTTGCGTTATAAACCGCATCGGTGCCGTCGATTATCAGCGGAACGCGCATCGTCGGAGCGTGAACCAGCCACGGATGTTTACTGTTACCCGTTTCAATAACAAAGGCGGTGCCGACTGGCTGTTCTCCCAGATATTCCCGGAGGATATTTTGCTGTACCCGTTCCTGTAATTGCGGCCCGAAATATGCCGTAATAGCAGCATCCACACCGCCGTCCATAAGACCGAAGCTGTTGGCCGCACTGACCATGCAGTCAAATTCCGGTATGGTTTCAAACGGTCCGGGGATAATTTCCACATTTTCGGTATTCTGAAAAGAATGTTCAAAAGCCGCGGCCATTGCTGGCACGGGTGCTGAAAGAATTAATTTAATCATGCCAGCCTCACAATATAGTTAAATGCAATGTTTTTAACTGTGGTTTCCGCATTACCGTCTGCGTCCACCGTGACAGCGTGTCCGTGTGGGCCGATATATACGGTATGGTCGTGCGGGCCAATCCATGTGGTATGAGCGTGATCGCCATTCCAGCTCGTCAACTGGTTATTGCCGTCGTGCTGAACGCGAGATTTTCCACCGATTGAGTCACCACCATATATTCCCCCCGCCGAATGGTTATGACCGCCTGTTGTGTCAGATGTTTTATTGCCGTAATCAAATGGCGACGTGCCTTTCGTTCCCAGATCGGTATCCTGCGCTCTGGCGCTGTGACTGTGCGATTTGTTGCCGTCCATTTCTTGCGACAGTACAGCACGTCCACTGATGGGCTTACCCTTTATTGTCCAGCCTCGCATGTCAGGGATAATGCCGGACGGATACGCTATAGCCAGTAACGGGTAAGCAGATTTATCGAAGGACTGCCCCTGCATCAGGGCGTAACCGGCTGGGGTAGCATCAGACGGCCATGCTATCGGCGCCCCTACTGGATGCGAATCCGGAGGTGGGTTTAGTGTGGTGTAGAGCATTGCCCATTCGGACCACTCAGCATCGGCGTTATCTCGATGGCTGCGAATATATGCGGGCGCTGGCGCACCGTTAACCCCGCTCCAGCCAATGAGGATTTCCCCATCACCGGTTCCGGTCAGACGCAAAATATTCCCGTATTGCGTTGGATAACCGTTATTGTAAACCTCGCCCATTATCAGGCCGCTATCGCTGCCTCTTGTCGTACCAGTCAGTGCCGGAAGCGCGCCGCGTGATGCCAGTCTGTTCGCTGCGACAGCCGTACCGTTGGCAGGAAGCGCTCCGATATTTTGTACAAACAGCGGCTTATTCGGGATATCCGCACCACACTGGCTTTTAGCCATGTAGTTTTCATCACTTTCGGTTTTGCTGTAGACCTCAAGACTGGACCGACCTTTGGCCTTATCCGGTACGTCGGACAGGTTCTGGTCCTTCTGCAAATACCGTGATCCCAAATAAATCTCCAGGGGATTAAGCACAGAAAAATAGGTTTTTGTATTATCCAGAACGCATAAGACAGGAATATCTTTAATAATATCATTGGCCGATAACTCTGCTTTATTCCCCTTGTATAGTGGGAATATGCCAAGCACACGCCCCCCCATCGTCAGTTGCAAAGTGCTGGCTCCGGTATTGTTTAGCGCCGGAATAACCACAAGTGGAGTGCGCAATGTCCAGTCAACTCCACCATTGACGAAATAAGTTGCTGGTAACTCCAGCGTCAGATTATTTTCTGTACCTCCGGCCACACCAGCGACATAATGCCCACTCTGGAGCTCTTCAATTTGTACAAACTGATTTTCAGATCCTCGCGTCGCAAAATTCGCTATAACATCATTCAGTGACCATCCCTTCGCTGTTGTACCTTCCTGACCGCGAATAACCGTCAGCATGTCATTATTAACTGCAGTCAGATGGCATACCTCAAAAACTGTTTCTTTTGCGTCTGTCAGTGTAATTTTGGCGTAAGTTTTAAGAGGGTTTGAGCTGTTTGCATAATCGCTGGTCAGCAAATTAGCAAACATCGCTCCCACACCAGGCATCACCTGAATGGTCGTCTGGCTGGCGGTAATATCAGTCGCCAGTGAGGAGACGACATTATTTCCGAATCCAATAATCATTGCTCAACCACCGTTACCGAATAGGTATAAATAAAAGGGAGTTTCACCAGCGACTGGTCAATTGCATCTTTAAGAAAGTGTCCGACACCATCGCCATAGTCAGGAATGGAGACAAAAAAAATGCCCTTATCGGGCATTACACTAATATCAAAAGTGGACTGTACAGGTGGGTCTATTCCGTTAGCTCCATGTATAAAGCGTGCAAGCCGTCGTTTGAACCAGTTGATACAGAAGTGCGAACCATCGCCTTTATAAAAATTCCATGTCAGTATCCGTTTAAAATAGTCGTCCGGAACATATGACGCTGAGCCGGGAACATAATTTCTCAGTTTTGCATACGCGACATTATTGTACTCAATAGTGTTATACGCCCCACGAGCAATGGCATCCTCGGAGATTTGAAGTAAGGGGCGTGATTCCCCATAAATACCCGCCGCAATCCAGTCCAGCAACTCACCGGTAATCGCCGGGGAGGTCCAGCAAGGTAAATTCAGGTTGTTAAAGTAATCAAGATACTCCTGTGCCAGTTTGTTATAAGCATCAAAAAAGGCAACTATATCCGGATCGTCATTATATTGCGTATAGGGGTAGGCCGGAATAATGCTTTCAAGAAGAACTGCCATATTGCTTAACCTGAATTTGTGAAAATGAAGTGGAAAAATAGGCGTAAGTATCACCATAAACCAGGCTGGAGTTGGTTGCAGGTGGGACAATTTTTCCGTTTATTCCAACCTGAATATCAATCATTGATACAAGGTTTGAAGATACAAGCCCCTTAACCTGATTAAGAAAAATATCCCGAATCAGGAAAATGTTTATTGGTTCACCCGTTGCAATTCCGTTAATGTAATCAGCAATGCTTTGCTGCACTGCTTTTTCAATCCCGGTTGGATCGATATAGCTGGTTGAGGCTGTATTCCAGGTGATTAAAAGCGTAACGTTTTGTGATGATGGCACTACAAACGGCACGTGATACGTATCCGGATACACAATGATCGGTATCGTTTTTTTATCCACCGCAGCGCCTGATGGATTCACTACATCATTCGTCAGTACGGAGATATCTGGCACGGCTTTATAGATAGCGTAAGCCACTTCATAAGGATCGCCGCCACCAGCAATCGCTACCCATGCCCCCAGCGATGCCTGTCGGTATGAGATCAGATTCTCCTGTACACCATAAACATTTTTCAGTTCAATCCGGTAACAGTCAGGCGTTCCCTGTACACCGTACATACCCGCCTGGAATACCTGGGCACGGTATGAAGAAAAAGTCTGTTCCTGCGCGCCGGGTAATCCAGCGGTAAGGTTGGTGCAGGTCAGGTTGTATGTATTCGGTACTGAGGTTTTTATCTGATTTACAGTTCCCGCAGGTACTGCCCAGGAGCCCCCGGTTGTTGCCAGGCAATAGACAGGCTCCGTTTGTCCACTTTCCGGGATCATCGTGTCACGCTGAACGGTGTAGGTGTAGGTTCCATCCCCGACCATAAAACCTTTCGGTATAGCAAACCCGGGCGGGCCACTGAACACCACATAAACCGATGTATTGGTACCCTGCCCTTTCTGAACGCCGTACATATCACCCAGTTGCGCCAGCAGGTGTACATTTGCCGAATACGGGCTGCATGAGTTAATCAGGTCAACCCGCGCCTGATCACATACCACAAGCGCACCGACGCTCGTACTGACCAAATCTTCAATCAGCGATCCTGGTAGATTTGTGGTTATCCCCGGGGACAGCGCTGTTGCAGTATCAATAACCAGTTGCCGGAGTTCATCCGTCGTTTTAGGAACTGGGCCGGCAATATCATAACTAATGGGTAAATCACTCATACATACACCTGAGCCACTATTTTAGAGCCTGAGTTAGTAATCGCCGAAATGTTGTAAACAGGGGGATCAACATCCGCCAGCGCAATCTGTAGAGAGGAAAAATATTTGCTGAACTGCTGCTGGAGCCGGTTAACATAAAAAGTCGGCAGTATCTGCTGAATAACTGAGCCGTTAGCCGGTATACCGTGATTAGCAAAAAACGGGGACTCCTGCGGGGACAGCTTCAGATTCTGCACCAGCGTTGTGAGATACACAGAATCGTTAAACCCGTTTTCGTCAGTCGTGACCGTTACCCACTTCCCGTCTTTATCTCGTCCGTATGTCCTCATTCGGTAATACTCCCGTTGAATTGTGACGTTGGCCCTCCGGTATCCTGTCCGTCATTACCATTGCTGTGCCTGTGGCTGTTAACCCACTGAACCAGCTTTTCCCAGCCCTCCAGCATGATTTTCGGGCTGGTGCTGGCCGCACTGTCAGTCAGTGTTCCACTCTGCCCTGTCAGCGACCAGGTACCAGCGGTGAGCGTCAGAACTGTACTGCCCACCGTCACTTCGAATTTTTCAGGTGTGGCAATCGTGATACTTTCCGGTGTGAGCAGAAACGTAGTGTTGCTTTTCGCATCACGAATGGTTACCCCCTCCGGCCCGTACAGCGTCAGTACCTGACCATCGACGTTCTCCCACTCCGTGTTACTGATGGGTAAAAACACCAGCGCACTGAGATTTGCGGGGGGCGTCAGATCAGCCGTTCCCCCTCCGAGGCCGCTGGCGCCGCCCAGGTAGGTATCCGCCGGGATGACTATCCCCTTATCTCCTTTTTGCATCGGGTATCTGATGTACTGAGGGCCGAATAGCGGAATGGTCAACTGAGGTAACGTGTAGGGAATGTCCCGCAGCAAAAAGGTCACAGTGACCATTTTCCCGGACTGACTGACGACCTCTGCGGGTAAAATCTTTCCGGCCATCTGCATAGCGGCGGCTATTTTCTGGTCGGCGAAATTATTCATATTGCCGCCAAAATTGAGTTTTTTATTTATACTCATGTTGCAGCAATCCCCCCTGTTGGATGCGCCTCGATAACAGTTACCCAACTGTTTGCGTCCGGTTGCCTGCTGTTACCCACCAGACGGACCGAAGACACCAGAAAATCCCCCGTAAAAGCCGAGTCATCACGAAACTGTGAGTATGACGATGCCTGGATCATCGGCCTTAATTTCTTCGGCATCCGGATATAATCGCCCACCTGAATATCGCTGCGCATAACGCAGGGAATGGATACCGTACCAAACTGGATCCATGTCGGCTGACCAACAAGATCGGTAAATTCAATTTGCACGGGATTTTTACTTCTGTAAGAGGCGCTTTTTTTGGAATCTTTATCCTGGTGGTTAGCAAAATCGTTATCGAATACGCGGATCTCCCTGCCGTTCACCATCGCTATTTCAACACCAGAATAATTACTGTCCTTAATAATGCTTTTACTCAACGAGTTAAGTCTGGTCGCAAGCTCCTGGAGACTGCCGCAAAACATATTACTGTCATAATTATTCACCAGACGATCGCTGATACTGACTGAGAACCGATAGTCACCTCCCAGCGTCTGAAAGCATTGCGTCAGCGCGACAGAAAGCTTAACCCCTTTGTTCCACGGCACCGTTAAATTTACGGGTGCCAGCGGTAGTGGGTTAACGTCAGACACAGGGCCGGCGGTCACAATAAGATCCAGCCGTAACTCGGTCCCTTGCCAGTTCCCCAGCACCTGCCAGATGGTCCCTTCCAGCACCAGTCCACGCTGTTCCGGTTTCGCCAGCGGCAACCCTTTTGACATTCCCACCCACATTTTTATGGTCATGCCAAACATATCCTGTCTGGCCTGTTGCATTTCCTGCGGACTGATGCCCCAGACAGTGATGCAGCTCTGCCCTTTGGGAGTGGATTCACCAAAACGGAGAAGGTCGAATTCAACCATCAGGCACCCCGGGTTAAATACCCCGTTTTTCATGCTACTGTACTGTCTGTACAGCGTACCGGGGTTGCCCTTAGCATCCGGAGCATTAAAAATCTGAATGTCGTAGAAACGCATCAGTTAAATACCTCAATCTGACCGTCAGAAACACGCCATACCATTCTGGTTTTGCTGAACGCCCCCACCAGTAAATTAATATCGTAATTCTTTGGGGAACCAATAACCGGAATTGTCAGTTGCCGACGGCCTGAGTTATCCGTGATATTGAGGTACCAGCGCTGGGCGGCAATATTCCATTTCGTCTGGCAGTTATAAACTTCACCATCGAGAACGGGAGTAAAGACCATGCTTTTCTGTTCGTTACCGGAGAAGGGATAATACGCCATGCTCATAAATTAAATGCCCCGCTCAGTTTTCCGATTAAGCCAATAACCGCACCCGATACACTACTGCCGAGTGAGGTATTACCAATCGCCGAGATGGTACTGGTCCAGGCGCTTTCTGTTGCCTTGTCCCCGTTATCAATCTTGCCCAGATAACTGTTTATCGCCTGTTCAGCCCCGGTTTCAGAAAGCAGTGGTTGCTCAAAATCCCATAACCATTGCCGCTGCGGTAAGGCATCATTCGATCCGGTAACATCACGCACCGTTCTCAGTATGCAGTTGCTGTAAATAATACCTGGCGTTGCCACAATAAACGTTCCGCCAAGACTGGCGTGTGCCTGCAATACGGCCTGCAACGAACTCAGCGTGACCAGCTTTGTCATGGCGCCAGTGTTTTCATTTACCGGCGCATCCATCAGCATTGGAATGCGCAGCGGCTGCGAGAGAAGCGCGTTGGCTGCCACCGCCTGATTTGCAAACGGATAACGACCAATGTCGTAATCAACCATTGTCCCACCGGGCGCCGCTCGCCAGTGGCAGAAATACTTATCCAGATCCGTCAGTTCAATAGCGCCCCCCATCAGACCTGAAACGTAGCTGGCGCTCTGGGTCAGGGCAACTATCGGCAACATGCCGCCGGGTATACTCTGCGCCACACCATCGCAGAGTATAACCGGGGAGATTTCAAAACCGAGCTTGTAGAGCTCGCGGGTAAATGACATTAACCGAACCCTCCAAGTTGCGTACTGGATACAACTGCATTACCGCCGGTATTGTTATAAACAACAAGTCCCTGAGCATGGCCACGCTTCTGGTTATCCAGAATTTGTTGCAGTATCTGGTCAGTTTTCCCCGAACCCTGTTGTACTGGTTGTACGACAGGGTTACTTGTGCTGGTACCGGGCAATTCAGAACCATACTGGGCAAGATATTGTCCCCGCACGCTGTCGGATGGATTTATATCCTGCAAAGATTTTTTCTGTGATTCCTGAAAATGACCTCCGGCATTATTGATAATCTGTGTGACCTTCTCTTCACTTAACCGGGAGCCGGCACCTTCTTTTACTGACATGGCAGTAATTAATTTCGCGAGCGTCCTAGTATCATTTAAATTCAGCTTTTCGAATTCACTACGGCCAGTCGCATTCACAACATGCCCGATATATGCTTTCGTATTGTTCTCGTTAGATGGAGCCCATTTACTGATAATATCGTGAATATTGTTGATGCCCTTTGTGCCGTATATTTGCAGTTGTTTTGCAGCAGCGAGAACACCTTCATCCAGGCTAGGGAACACAGCAAATTTCCCGCTTCTGGTATTGGCGGTTTCATAACCTGCGGCATAACGTAAATTCGCAGGATTATTGAACCTGTCAGCAATGGTTCGCCCCTTAGCATGAACATCAGCCTGTTTCCCGTCGACCGGCTTAACATCTCCTGATGCAAAGAATTTTTTTACCCCTTTCAGCCACGACCACACTCGCGGATCATCATCCCCACCCGGGGTGTAAGTCTCACTGGTAACGGGATCGGTGCGCTTCTCGTCGCTGAGTATCGATGACCGGGATTTAATGTCATCCGTCGTGATGTCGGATTTACCACTTATCCAGTCAATGACTTTGCCGATAACCCGACCAAGTCGCTCCACTCCGGATATGAAAGCTTCAACATCTTTCTGGAATTCGGGGGAAGCCAGATAGTTACCAAACCGGCGTATACCATCTGAAAGGCCATCAATCCATTTTCCCAGTTCCGGCGATTTAAGGACCGTTTCAATCGCGCCGGAAAAGGCATCCGAAAGTTTTCCCAGCTCCGGCGCCAGCGGTGCCAGTCCCCGGATAAACGTATTCCCGATACTGACCTTACTGCGGTCGAGCTGAATGTTGAAATCCTGCCACTGGCGAAGCTGCTGGTCCGTCAACTGAAGGCGGCGGGTGTCCTGCTGTGCCTGTTTCGCCATCGCATCGATTTCTTCATCGCTCATTTTTTTGAAGCGGTTCAGATCGTCAAGGGTGAAATAGTTCGTCAGCCCGTAGGCTTCCGCCCCCTGCTGCGTACTGCCGTTACGCACAAAAATATCACGCGCCGCTTTTATCATTTCAGGTAAAAGCTCAGCAGGATCCCTGTCCGGGTTATCGACTCCCATTGCCCGGAACTGCCAGCGTTTACTCAAATCAAGCTGCGCATCACGTATGGCGCCCAGAGTTCCGACAGGATTACCCAGCGCTTTCTGAAAATCGACAGCAGTCGAATTAAGTCCACCTGCCGTCGTCCCCAGCCCCATCGCAGTAAACCGTTGTGCGGAGGCATTGCCGGCCAGGTGGTTAAGCCCCCACAGACCGCCCGCACCAGCCAGCCCGGAAAAAAGCCCCAGAACGGTTCCCCATGAAAGCAGGCTGGTTGTGGCATCTTTAATATGACCTGCCAGCGATTTCGCATCCTTGCTGGCTTTATTCAGGAAATTGCGCGCACCGCCGGACTTCTTGTTAAACTCCGTCTGGGTTTTTGTGGCCTTCTCCAGATTACCGTTGAGTCGATCGAGACCGTCATTAACAGATGCTAACGCCGCAACGCCATCAGCGAACGCTTTTGTAATCCCCTCCGTACCATCCCGGACACGTTCTGTCTCCTTTGCGGCCTCGCCGAGTCCGTGAACCGCCCCCCGCCATTGTTCAGGTAATTCGCCGAGTGCTTTCTGGTATTCATTGAATTTTTCCAGGAACGACTGAAATTTCTCGTCCTGAACATCAATTTCGACAATGGATTTAGCCGCCATTGAAATACCCCTTGCGTCTTATTTCCTCCAGAATGAACCGCTGCCGGAAATGGAGCGGGCTTTTATATTCGCCGCAGCCCAGTTCACGGCAGAGGTGACTGAAGCCTTCGCATGAGGCCCATGTCAGGAGGGTATGTGTGAGGGTTCCGGCAGGGCTTCCGGGGTCGGGGTATCGGTAGCCGTTTTCGACGTCGGTAAAGAATCGCGATACGCCATAGCGCTCAATGACACAAGTTGCCCACTGTACATATCGAGCGCTTTCCCCACCGTCGGTGCGATCAGGTTCGCTTTCTGAATGGCAGAGCTCACCATAAAAAAAACGACCTCGCCCTCAACTTCCCGGTACTCATCATCGGTGATAATTTCCTGCCTGAATGCAGCCTCCAGCGAAGACGTTTTCCAGGTTCCGTTATCGTTCCAGATGACCGTTGTCAGACGCTGTATCTCATCGACAATATTCGGCGTTCCTGGCTGAAGATCTCCTGCCTCCTGCCGCGCTTTGATGATTTTTCGCAGCATCATCGCCGCCACGCGGGGCGCACCTACCGAACCCACCAGGGAGAAAAAATTATTGAACAGATTCCCCAGCAGTACGCAATTTTCCTCAACGACTTCATACGGAAACGGCACAACGTGCAGATACACCAGTGAGCCGTCATCGCGGGTGATGGTGCTGACAAAATTCAGTTTTCGGTCAATTTTCACGGCCATTAGCCCCACATTTTATCGTTGGTGATCAGATAACCGGAAATCGTCACGACATATCCGGCATCCATACCGTTGATGGTCAGTTCATTAAAATTCACCAGATATGCATTCAGGACCGTGTAGTTTCCGAAGGTGCTGGCATCCGGCGTGATAACGACCTCTCCCAGCGACGTATCAGAAGCGAAACGGTTCTGATAGCTCGCAGCCAGCCCCTGCGTTCGCAGTAAATGCATCGTGATCGTTACCTGCTGATAAGGTACCTGGCTCCCCACGGTTCCGGTCAGCGTGGGGATAATGTCCGTTGCAGCCGAATCTGGCCGCATACTGATCGCATCCTTACCCAGAAATGACGCGGTGACATTCAGCGCCGGAATATCCGTGACAGTCACCGCACCCCTGACACGGTTAAGAAAGCCCTGCGGTACTAATGGATTTGGCATTTATTACGCCCCCACAAAATTGGTCACGTTGAGATTAAAAGTGATGGACTCAAAACCACGACGCGGGGTGACAACCGCACTCAGGCCGTTATATTTTCCATCGGCGTAATCGGACTGATTCAGGCTGGTATAGTCAGCGAACGGTACTGCGTTGATGACCGCGTTCCCGGCATAAGAGCCTTTTTCATATTCCGCGTTGAACGATTCCTGCGTGAGCTGCGTATCAATCACCTGACCGAGGATTAGCCCGTAACTGATACCGGAACGGAGAGTTTTCAAAGCGCGTCGTTGCAGGCGACCAATTCCCTGCTGATCGTAATAAAGCGGGTTAACAGTAGTGTTAGAACCGTTAATCACTTCATTCGCCAGATCCAGCTCAAGGTTGATTGCACACCATGCCACCGAGTACCAGTAGTTAAACGGCATACCGTCAAGCATGTGACCGGCCACCAGCATTTTATTGCTCAGGCCACCTTCTGCCGCCGTGCCGATATAGTTGATATGGTTATCCTGCAGGGTTTTCAGCAACGTACCATTACCTGCCGGCGGATACTCCGTTACGCCATACATAAAGCGGTACGCCATCGGCGGGACCATGTTTGATGACCCCGGATCGTTTGCCAGTGAGGACTGGAACGGTGCCGCCATCGAGAACTCAGTTGCGCCAATTGACGGCGCCTCAACCCCGGCAAAGACATTCGGATATTTGCCGGATACCCATTCCTGGTACGTCGCAATCGTGGTGGTGACGAAAAATTTCACCAGCGCGCCGGGCGAAGTGTAATTGTTCGCCAGCGTTTTAAAGGTCGGTTCGGCGTCCCATTCCCTCGGCACAAGGTAAGAGAAAAATTTCTGGTATGTATTTCCCAGAGAAGTATCTTCATCAATGAACGTACTAAGGGCCGCAACCGCAGATTTTACATTCATCTCACCCAGCTCAAGGACATAAACCGCCCGGCTGGTCCCCTGTGCCCAGTACGTGGTGTTCATCTGCTGGAGTTCTCCGGCGGCAACAGACGTTACGGTACCTGTAACCGTTGCTGTACTGGGATCACTGTTCAGGGGATAAGTAAACGTTTTTTCGCCTGTCACAGACGCTGTATATGCCCCGTTATAAGCAGCAGGCGCAGCACCAGAAATCACAACAGGGATCGTTTCATCAATGGACCAGCCATGATTTTCTGAAAGAGTCACCGTGACGGTATTCCCGGCCCACGCAAGCGAAGAAATAGCTTTTGCTGGCGCAACGATATTTTTTAGATCGTCTTTGGACGTCAGCAACTGATAACTCCCCGCCGCCAGCGTGGTTCCCCCCGTTGATACCAGAGCGCCTGACTTTAACAACTGGGAGGGTTTCGGCGGACTGGTCACCGACACATTGATATTTACTATTGCCATTTGGATTATTTCTCCACATAAATGGACGGAATTGCAGACGTGATCAGCCTGCGGGCGACGTTCCTCATCCGCTGCTGGTAGTAGTTAACTTTGAATTTGATGGTTTTACGCATGGCGATGATGTTCAACTCGTTCTGCGTGACTCGCTCGTCCTGAACAACCGGAATATTCATCACCCCCATTTCAGCAGTGTCGCTCATGGTGTAGTCGTGAACGTAACGCAGAAAATCCTCAACGCTAGCATTACGCAGTCCAGTGACAGAAATCGTCACATCCTCTGAAACCAGTTGGTACTGGTTCTGCTGCTCATCAAGGTAAAAGCTCCCCGCAATCGGCGTGGTGTTGCTGCATTTCACCGTTGCATACGGCGGTGACAGGTTCTGTGTCGACAGCATCGCCGGAAACATTGGCATGTACTGGCTCAGAGCCAGCCACACGGGAAGAGAGCTCGAAACCACCACATCAGAGAGGTCAATATCGTCGACAGAGTTGATAATCTGCGAGCGCATGTAGGGGAAAATTGCCTCCCCTGTGTAGTGATAGAGATTGGCCGGTTCGTTCAGCCCGGTACGCCGGGAGAAGGAAAACTGAATGCCAAAGAACTCGCCGATATACAGCACATCCGAACCGATATCGTTGAATGGATCGATGTCAGCCTGTGCAGTAAACGTCACGACGTTGCGGTCGTAGAGTTGCTCGTCGTCCTGGATAGACTCCGTCGTAAGGTGTAGATAACCTTTAACGTTGACCGTGTCTGGCTCGCTGTCAGGCTCACTGGACAATACCGACGCCTTCACCCAGAACACGAAGCCATCAAGCGGCAGAACCTTTCTGATGTACTTCGTGAAGGTGACAACCTGAAAGCGGCTCAGGTCGTCAAGGCCCTGCGTCAGCGTAGCGTTGAGCTCGGTTTTTGCAGTCTGCTGTAACTCACTCAGGGAAGGCATTTAACACCCCGCTCACCCAGGCGCGCATCGCAGCCTGATAGGTTCCGGTATCAATGAATGACGGGCGTGGCGGCCCATTTTTGTTCTTGAATCGTCTGGATATCCCCTCCAGCGCTCGGCGCGTTGGAACACCGGGCAAACCGTTCATTTCTGTGTTGTCGAGGAAAGCAACGAAAAGGTCATGGATCCGTGACATCGACTCAGCGAGTGGGTCTTTAGCTGGTGGGGCGCCAGCCATCATGTTTTCCAGCGACGCAGACATGTCATTTGCCATCAGGTCGGCGATGTCACCGCTGTACCTGTCGAAAAACGTCTGCATGATCTGGTACTTTTCCTCCAGATACTCGGCGACGTCTCCGGTCGTGGTGTTCTCGTCCTCGTAGGGGACATCAATCACCCCAAGGTGAAAGGTGATCATGACAGCCCCCACAGGCTGCCAAACTGCTGGGCAATCATCAGATACCGGCGCCCCCATGGGTCCTGTAACATCTGCAAATCAGCCAGCGATAAATCTTTGAAGAAGTCAGGCACCAGACGTTGCGCACTGGTTGAGTTGTCCCCGGCCCCGGTAATCACGCCAGCCTTGAAATTATTCAGGCCATACTCTTTCCTGAAGTCAGCAAATACCGACTCAGTACCGTAGTTGACCAAGAACGACGCGCCGAGGTTATACACAGCAACGGTATACAGATTCGGCATGACACAGGCGATCTCCTGGTTCACCCATTCGATCGCGCCGTTATAAGCCAGGGAAAATGAAGGCGAGTCATCGGGAACCTGCGCGGCGGTCACGCCCATGTCAGTTCGAACGAATTCAATAAATCCCGACAGGCTCGTGGTCATTTTTTCTTGCTCCCGGCTCTTTGAGTCGCAATTGTTTCGTTGACTTCTTCAATATCGTCTTTGTCATCACGGGACTTTGCCTGCTCCACGCTGACTTCCATTTCTCCGGAATAGCCGGTACCACTTTCACGCAGAGAGCTATCCAGAGCTGCTACTGATGCCTGACGGCGGCCATGTGCGCCACGCGTCAGGTGAACGTCGTTATCGCGAATTGCTTTTTCGATTACCGACGCTGATACAGGCTTGTTCAGGCTGTAGCACAGGCCGACGAATGCCTGGCTCTGGTCGATTTTTGTCGAGTCAACCAGTCCGTAAACCTGGTGATGCTGCACCACTGCATCAATCTCTTCAGTTGTGCCATCCAGCACCATCATCTGATCCCCGTGGTTAATCGGGATCTGAATAAGGCGACCAGTCTCAAGCTTGCGGTAGGCAAAAATCTGGCGCTGCTTGGTGGTGTTAGCGATATAGAGTTTCATTGGTTACCCTCGTAAAAAAGCCCCTGCTGAGTTCCCCCGGCAGCGGCTTAACCACTTCAAGAATGGATCAGGCGCTGTACGCCATGGACAGGATGGTGATGGCTTCCGGACGAACGGCCCAGCCTGCGGTAGAGCGCATTTCGGACAGAACATCGATAGCGCCACCAGCGATAGGCGTCGGGATTTCGCGCGGCGCGGCCATGTCGGTAAACATCAGTGCGTTCGCGGCAAGAGACGGAGTCAGCTTGGCGAATTCGTTGGTGTTCACAGTCTGGTTAACCACAGGAACTTCCACCTCAGGGATTGAAATCACCACCGCGTCAGTACCGCCAGCACCGGCACCGATCAGGGTATCGTCGTATACCCAATCAACCTGAATACCTGCATCCTTAGCAACATTCTTCGTGGTTCCGCTCACTGACGCAGTACCACCACCAGGGCGCTGATAAGAGGTCAACTGAACGATTTGCTGAATCTCCATGGTCCCAAGGATTCGCTGCGGACCCAGGATAACGACACGCTGCTGGATGCCAAGTTGCATGGTGCGAGTCATGGCAGCCTGAATATGACCAAGCAGGTAAACCGCCATCTGCCCATGGTCGTAGGTCAGAACAGTAGTGTTTCCGCTACTGTCCGGAGGCAGGGACTCCGTGGTTGCGCCGGCGGTGTTGAGCAGCCCTTCACCACCAGCAGGGTTCATACCGTACAACAGAGCAGAGCGCAGACCCTGAAAGATGCCCTGACGCATGCCCAGGCGCTGAGCTTCCGGCAGTGCAAAGTTCCAGTTACCGGCAGCGGCCATGTCATGGTGATCGTAAATGCCACGGCAGCGGAACAGATAGGTTGGGGTGGAAATCATCTTCGCTTCCAGCGCCACGCTAGGTAGTTGGTTACCGTTACCGGACTGGCTGGAAGTGGTTTGGGTGCGAATGTCCAGGCGGCGCATGTAGACGTACTGGTCGCCTACGCCGAGACGGACTTGCGGGTTACCGCTGGCGATGGTTTCAAACGCACCTGACGCCTGCTGGTAACCAATGATCATCTCCGGCGCGATATACGACGGATTGACGATGGTGTAGCTGGGGGTAATTGCAGCCATTTAATTCAGCTCCCGATTAAAGTAAGACCAGCGCGCAGCTGTCGGTGTTATTCCAGGTCAGGAAACCAGTCGCGCTGTCATAGCTGACAGTCTTGGAGTTACCTGATTCGATGGCGAGCACTTTTAGCGGCAGCGTGATGTCGGAAAGCGTAACTGCGCCGATGGTGCCCTGCGTAGTTGCAGCGCCGCCTGGTGCTGTTGCCGGGGCGTAGGTGAAAGTGGTTGAATTCGGAACAGACAGCACCACCACAGTGCCGTTGTACGCAGCAGGCGCTACGCCGCTGATTTTTACGTACTGGCCAGCCGTCAGGCCATGCGCTGAAGCAGTGGTTGCTGTAGCCACGCCAGAGGCATAGGACACATCAGTTGTCGCGATATCGGAATCGGCGAAGCCAGCTGCCGCCGCAGTGGTGATCTGGTTGTTCACGAAATCCCAAGCCAGCGGTGTTTTCACTGAAGCGCCAGCGGTACCCAGCGCAACAACCTGCGCAGATGCTTTCAGCGGAATGCGCATGCTAGAGCCCAGGCGATAGTAGGAAACGCTCATGCCGGATGCGTACAGCGGAACCGGAGACTGCGGAGTGGTCAGGCCGTTGTGCGCCTGATTGAAGACGGTAAAGCCTTCCAGTTCGGCAACAGACACCGCGCGGCGGATAAACGAACCGCGAGGGCTTGAGCTGGTACCTGGAAGAAGCTCGGCGACGGGCAGCCCACCCCACAGAGGTTTGGTTTCGGTTGGTGCCACTGTGCCAGCAGCCAGATTAAAGCGGTTCGCCGGGTCATCCAGCGCCACGCCCTGAATATAACCGTCGGACTGCACACCGAAAGAACCCAGCGCGTTCGTGGTTGCCATCGGGTTAAGAGATAAGTTAGCCATGCTTGAGAGCTCCCGTTAAGCCTGGTTGTTGAAACTGGTGACCTGACGCTTGCCAGACTGGAACGGAGCCCAGGTGACAGCAGGATCGCCTTCGAAGGTGCTGATCTGGCGACCAGTTGCATCAGCGCGTTTAATTTCACGCAGCATGCCAGGCCCAACAGACAGGATTGCCGATTTCTGCGCGTCGGCGTAGATCGTCTTCTCGGCCACACTCAGCAGGGCTGAGTCAGCGATGGAGGACAGGTCGACGGTTTTGAAGTCAGGCGAATGTTCCTGAAGCTGGATCATCAGGCGGCGGCGATATGCCAGCGGCTTTTCACCGGACAGCGGAACTGGCGCGCGCTTACCGAAGCAGGAGAACACGCTATCGGCCTTCACCTGTGCGTCGGCGACTTCGTTACGCTCTTCATCGCTTAACTCGGTTGGAATGCGCGACTTAAGCTCTGCGATTTCGCGACGGACATCGGCGTCAGCCTTTTCTTTCGACATACGCTCAGCCTCTTCAGCATCGGCCTTCTCTTTGGCTTCAGCGTCTGCTTTTTCCTTCGCGGCTTTCTCTTCCGCGTCAGCTTTGGCTTTCGCCTCTTCGGCCTCTTTCTCCTCAGCATCAGCCTTTTCTTTCTTGACTGCTTCTTCGGCATCGGCCTTGGCTTTCAGGTCTGCTGCTTCTGAGTCAGCCTTAGCCATGCGTGCGTCAATCGCCTTATTGATTAGCGCTACGATTTTTTCCTCGTCCATCTTTTCAGCCTCGTTTGGAATGGAATCAGATTTAACACCAGTAGGGGCAAGGAGTTTGTCCCATACGCCCTGTTCACAAATTGCAACGTGGTCGAGCAACTCAGGGGATGGCTCCACCAGTAGAGGCTGACCGTCGATCTCAATGATTGAATCGGGAACCTCAACAAACTTGACTGTTGGTGAGGTGCTTAACTGCCTGGTTGCCATGATTTCGGCAGCCTCGGCGTCATATACGCGTGCAATTGCCCACACCTCACCATTGTCAGCAACCCAACTATTTGTCAGGGTGCCGATAACGCGCTTGGCGAATTCATTGCTATCAAGCGTATTTTTCTCCGGGTGCAGCCATATGAGCGGTAGCCCGGCAACCCGCTGGAGAAACTCTGGGGTGAGATAGTCGTCCGGGTTACGGAAGGCCATCTGTTGATCTGCAGAGCGCCAGGTTACTCCCGTTCCGGTCACCCGGATGGCGAACATCCACATATTGATAAAGAATTGCGGGCTGCTTAAGGTCCCGTCAGCGATGAGTGCGGCCACTTCCGTTTCATTGAGCGCCTGCCGTGCCAGCATCTCAGCGAATGGCTGATGTAGCGGTTTAGGCAGATCGTCAATGTGGAACCATCCGGCGGCCAACGATTCGTCGTTAAGCTTCGCTTCGAATCTCTCCGGCACTTCGGCGCGAAACGTCAGATAATCACCGTGAACACTGTGCGGGATCAGCGGGCCATCGTACTGATAACCCACCTCTTCCAGCACCTCGCGGCGCGCGGCATCAATAGCCAGTTCTCCCTGCTCTACCGTGCCGCCGGGCTGACACCAAGTGCCATCATCCGAGCGCTGGATCAGGAAGACGAACTTACCCTGACGGAACATTATCCCGCTGCCAAAAATAGCCACGTTTTAATGCTCCTATGCTGCTTTCTTCATCGACTCCATGAACTTCTGCCCCTTCTGGGTCAGCATGTATTCTGGAATGCTTCGAATGTTGTAGATGTAGGTCACGTAGCACTGACAAAAAACCTCTTCGCCAGGCTGAGTGATTTCGTCGAGGTAACCGGCAGGCCCGGCTTTCACGTACCCGTTTTTTTGCGCCCAGTTCCCGCGAATCAGGTAATACAGCTGATCGCGTTCCTTGTGGTCCTCGCGGAAGTCATAGCCAGGACGCCGCCAGTGGCTGTGCCATATCGCTGCAATCGCGTTGTTGCTGGTTGCGATCACGTTGTCGATGTTGGCTATCAGCTTATGGTTCTGGTCGATCATCACCCGGCGCGCTTCATAGTCCACCTTCTCGGCGGCCTTCTGAATGTGCCCTGCCGTCTCCCGCATTGTTCCCTGAATGCCAGTCAGCGCAATACTGTCGGCAGAGGGAATGCTGCTGGCCCAGCCACTAAACCGCGATAACGTGGTGTCGATGGCTTTTTTGCGGTTGAGCTTGATAAGGTCGGCGCTGGCGAGGATCCTCCTGTCGAGCTCTGTCCTCAGCTGTGGCTCAAGGTAGTTGAGCGTAAACCGGGATATACCCTGGTGGCGCTTCAGCGCGCCAGCACGCCCCACCTGCAGGTCGTATGCTTTCGTCAGATTGCGGGTGACCATCGCCATGTAGTCATCGGCGGTTTCGCTTTCGGCGGCCTGGCGGATAATTGCCTGCCAGCGTTCCAGCTCTTCCCGGGACGAATAGCCGTTGCGGAGAAAGAACTTCACCGCATCTCTCACTGTTCGGGTGAAAGTGTTCATAGCATCATCCCGCCGCCCGGCTCTTCAGCTTTTGGCGGCTCCGGCGGTGGGTTGTCTTTCAGCGAGTCGTAATCGAGGTTAAGCCGCTGCGGGAAGAGGTTCTCGTTGGCGTTGGCGTTTTCGCACGCCCACTCGATAAGTGTCGCGCGGTTCTCCGGGTCCGCTGTGAGCTGCGGCAGCACCACTTCCAGCATGCTTACTATCGCCTTGAATCGCGTCTCATCGACCTTCACCTTCTCGCTTTCCGGCTCTTTCAGAGAGGATGGCCAGCGGTACTCGAAGTTGTTTATCCAGCTCGCGAAATACACGCTGTAGGTGTTTTTCAGCTCCGGGAAGTCGGCGCGTAACGACTGGAAGAACTCTATGCTCCAGGCACGGTACTGGCACACGCGGATGAAGAACGCGTAAAGCGAGTCCAGCCACTCGCGGATGTTGTCGATGTACACTGCCACGGCGCGGGCATCTTCAGTGCCTTCACCGAAGCCCTGGGCGAACGTCTCAGAGTTGAGGATGATCGCCGGCATGTCGGCGGCGGCGGCCACGTTCTCCAGGATGTGCTTACGCGCAGAGTCGAGAGGTTTTTCCAGATTGCTCAGGTCGATTGACTCGATGTTGTCGCTCTCGCCGATCTGCAGGACCTCTCCCGTCTTCCCGCGCTTAAGCATCATGCGCTTAATGCCGCTGAGCTTCTGCATCATGTTGTTGACGACGGAGCTTGGCCCCTTAATTTTCGTCACCAGCAAGCCACCTTTCACCGCAACCATGTCGTCGGTGCGCATGGTCTGGATGAAGGATTTCAATGGATAGAGCGCTCGCTGGTATACGCTGCGGCCGGTGAAGCCGAACGCCGCAGGGTTGTATGCGAGGTAAATCGGATCCTCGTTCTGCACGACAACGCAGCGCGATTTGTGATACGGCTTGCCCGCCACCCGGATACCGTCGACTTTCTGGAAGTCCTGGGCATTTGGGTCCTGATTCAGCACGATGCTGCCCGCGGTGTTCAGCGGGTCGAGAATGTTAAAGCTGACGTTGTGCTTGTACAGCGTGCGGTAATCCAGCGATTCATTCGGCTCCTGGTTATCCACCAGCATTGCAATCGCAGATACGCCGTAAATTCGGGCGATCCGCGCGGCGTTGGCGATGTGCTGGTTAGCACCCATCGCTTTCCATTCTCGCTCGAACGCGTCACGCAGGCGCTGCTCAAGGCCATAGGACTGGGCAACATGGACGGTGCGCGGCTCATTCATCGCCATTTTAATCGGGCGATCCACCATCTTTCCGCCCAGCGGGTGGTAGAGGTAAACCGTTTTGCAGGTCTGATAGCCAGCCGTTGACCCTGGCTGGATGTCGTCGCTGTCCAGCAATGCCATCAACTCTGAGTGAGAGCAGCTGCCGATTTCGAAATCGTCTTCGTTCATTGGTCCTCTCGTCAGATTGCGTCGCCGCTGCCGAAGGCGATGATCAGCCCGTAGGTATAATCATCGAGCAAGTCATCGGCGCGTTTATGCGCGTTCTTGTCGGCAAGGTGGAATCGGGAAACCTGCTTGTGCAGATGGTTTGCTGTCTCGCCCTTGAAGACGGCTGTCTTCTCGAAGGCGTATCGGGATATTTTCGCCAGCCCGCGGTAGTGATAACCGGAGGCCATAATGGCGCGCTCGTCCTTTCCTTTGCTGGTCAGGGCGGACTCAATTTTGTTGACTGGCCATCCCAGGCTTTCGCCTTTCTGCAGGAGGATGCTGCCCATACTGGCGTCTTCGATAAAAACGCCGAGGCTGCCGTTGATGGCAACGCACTGGCCGGAAAGCTCGTTGAGCCGGTCGAATACCGACGGCATCCACGTTTCCAGCAGTGCGCCGTCAATCTGCACCACATCCCAGTCCAGAATGGTGAGGCGCTGAATGCCGGGCCGGGTGTCGACGGCGTAATACACCACCGCCGTGCCGTCATGCTCAGAACCACCTTTAACGGCAGTATCCATGACAGCAAAGACGGCCTGGCACATTTCAGGGTAATCGACAGGCTGATCCTGATTCTCACCCTCAAACCATTTCCGGACGTCGAACAGCGAAGCGGCTGACCAGTCGACGAACTCGGCCAGAAACTCCTGGCGGAACACTCGTGGGTCGTTGTTCGCCTCTTCCTTTTCCAGTTCTTCAGGCGGAACGAACGGATTGGAAGATGTCGGCGCGTGGTGCTCTATAAAGCCAAGGTTCTTGTCGTGGCAGATGGCATAAAAGAAGTTCTCTTCGTCCACACCGTCCGGTGTTGAAAATACGTAGGCCCGGCCTTTCGTCGTCAGCAGTGTTGGCTTAATCGACTTGGGCCATATCTCCCTCAGCATCTCAGGCGACTTGGTAAACGCCGCCTCGTCTATCAGGATGATTTCGTATTCACGACCACGGCCAGCCAGTTTGTTGTCGTTGGTGACCCAGAAGTCGATCTTCCCGCCGTTCTTCAGCAGCAGTCGCTTCTCCTGGCGGCTGAAGCTTTTTTTCAGAGGCAGCAGGATTTCTTCGAGCTTGTCGTAGATCTCCTGATACTGACGATATTCAGCAGTAAAAATCCCCACCCTGCCGCCAAGTTCAATATCCATACCAGGTCGTTTGAATGGCGCTGTGGCGTAGGTCACCGCGGCGCTGGAAAGCATGAAGGTTTTGCCCCAGCGACGACCACACCGGACCGCATGCAACTGACCTTCCCAGGAATCAGACCAGACCTTTAATTGCCCGTCATGCAGCGTAGGAAGGTAAATATCGGCCATATCATCTTCCCGGTATTGGCAGCGAGTTATGAACGACAATCGCGTTGTCTTTATCACCGTCTTTCATCACATCGATTTCCAGTTCAACTTTTTCAGTGACTGCTTCCCGGTACGCGGCATCAACTTGAAGTTTCGCTATTGATCCTTTGGTGTATTCCAGCGACTCAATACGCGCAGTATTGCGGTGCATAGCTTTCTCCGCGGAGGAAATAAGTTCATGAAGGTCTTTTGCTGCCTCGTCATTAGCGAGTTCTAACTCTGTCTGCCAGCGACCGATGTTCTCCGCCGCAGTCAAGTTCGCAGCACGTAGCCAGAAAAGCTCATCATCCAGCGTGAGCGCTTGTGCATCCTCTGTAATGGCGTCAGATAGAAGCATGCGGCGCCCATATCCCCCATGTTTAAGGGCTTGCTGGTTTCCGGGTTTGAATGGGTTTGTTGGCGGTGACCGCCTGGATCCGCGTATCGGTTTCGTTTCTGGAGAATTTGTGGAGTTTTCGCTTTTATTCGCAGTTTTATCTTTTCCCTTGCAAGCCTTCTCCTGAGTGGAGTTACGCATTTTTCCTTTCTGCGAATTCGCAGTTTGATTCGCAGTTTTTTTTTGCGAATTCGCAGCACTATTCGCAATCTTGATATAACGCTTTGCGCTGGCGTAATTCAGTCCCTGCGCTTCACACCAGTCTTTGGGGGAAATGCCGGATTTAGCATGTTCGGCGAGGAACTGGTGTTGCAGTGCTCCCCAGTCCGGTTTTGCCATATCTGATCACCTGCCTGTTTGTCATTATCGCAGACACTCAGGGAATGCCTGCTGTAATGCTTACTTACGTAACCGTTCCAGCAAATCCTTCTCAAATATCCCGGTACTTTTACACTCAACCGGTTTCACCTTATCGTTACCGTCGGCAGTATCCAGTCCGGCAGAGCCTGTCACCATTACCGAAACATTACTGCCTTCACCGGCACTCCAGACCTGCGCGACGATACGGTAATGCTCCTGGATATTTTGTGTCTGCGGTAACAGTGAACAGTCCAGATACAACGAACTCAGTTCCGGGTCATCTCCTCTACCGGCGATAATCCCTGTGGTCTGGTCGTTAACACTGGCTGTGATGGCCTTCTCCCTGAAATACAGCGCCACGGCATTCAACAACTCATCCGGTTTACGGTTACCAATGAATGAGGTTGATATCTGTTCGCTCATCCCTGGCTGCTGCCCGGACTGGCTGTCCTGCTGTTGCTGCCCGCCCGTTTTAACCGGACCATACACGGTAATACAGCCGCCAAGACAAAGTGCGGCAGCGGTGGCTAATATACGGCGCATAGTCATTACCGATAATAAAGCGTTGTACACCCGGCGAGGGACACACATACCAGGGCCAGTACGAATAATTTTGCCTTCATTAATTTTCCTTGTTATCAGGTTTCAGTTCTGCCCGGTCACTTTGTCCCAGGTACGTTCGCATGTGCTTCCGGCGACATAACGCTCATCAGCCTCTTTTGCGAACTTTCCCGCCAGATCGTCAGCTTCGCCAAGCAACTTGGCGAGCTGTATTCCGGTCTCGGCTTTTGCCTGGCTTGCTGCGGCAAGAGCGGAAAGCCTGCCGGTTTCACTTCCTGCAAGTTGCCGTTGTACTGCCGCGAGCTGCTGTTGCAGCCCACCGCGAGCACGCTCAGCAGCATCAGCATCGGCCTGTATTTTTGCCAGTTCTTCATCAGCTCTTTTCCGTTCTTCATCTGCGGCGTGCTGGCGACGCTGCTCTTTCGCTCTTTCGGTTACTTCACGCTGCAATGCGGTGGTCACATCAGTAAGGTCTCGTTGCGCCCACTGGAATTTCCAGGATGTATCCGCCTTCTGATAACCTCGTGAATAACACCAGTACGCACCAGCACATAACAAAAAAGCCACCAGCAGTATTTCTGCTAATGGCTTCCAGAATTTTTTAAGCAATACAGGTAACAGATTCATACCAGCACCGATTTTGCTTTTTCAAAGCGCTCTCGCCTGTCACCGATGCCGTTCTGCCCTCCGTTAATGATCTGCGTAACGCGTACCAGGTCGCCGGAGTATTTCAGACACCCTCTAGTCACAAAAAACCACGCTGCGGAACGGGCGGCATGACGATCCAGTTCAAGCTGTCCCGGATTCGCCACCAGATCCAGTTTCAGAGCAACGCCGCATCTGGTGTAATTCTCCAGCCCGGTAATCTGGATAAGCCCACGCCCGCGATACTTCCAGCCATCTCCGGCGTCTTTGTTACCCATGCGGCCACCGTAAACCAGATTGGCTATTTGTGGCTGGTGGGCAACCTGGCGACCATCAATACGCCCCAGCATTTCGCACTGATAAGTCGTCAGGCGTTTACCAAACGTCTTCTTCAGCGCCCCCACCGAATAATTGAAGCTTTCCTTCAGAACAGTAAATCCTGCTGATTCATGTCCCGTTTGTGCAATGAACATGGCCTGATCCAGTGGTGCAGTAATACCGAATTCGCTCATTGCCGCCGTAATATGTGGATACCAGCGCACAGAAAGCCCGGCGCTAATACCAGCCGCCTGCTGAAATTGAGACTCGTTCATGATTAAACCTTGTTATTATCCCCACCGATACGACCACTGATAAACTTCATTGCAAAGCCCCGGATAGCATCCACGCCGATAAGGCCGACGCCGCCACCAATCGCAACAGACAGGGACTTGGGCCAGCCGAAATATTCCAGCGCAGATGAGAAGGTCAACGTCAGGGCGCCGCAAAGCAGAATTTCGAGTGTCTTTTTCTTCCAGCCACCGTTACCGCCAAAATAGGCAATGCGCAGACCGGCCATAAATAACGACATCAGAACAGCGCCCAGCGGCGTATCTCCTCGCCACCAGCTCTGGAACAGCTCCAGCCAGCCCTGCCAGGAATGGGGATCGTTGTGCATTTTCATAAGCCTCACCTCCGATAGCTCGGATGGCGCAGTGTGAAGTAGGAAGGCCGCCCGGTGGATCAACGACAAAGCTCAGAGGGATTATTCCGGACGGCACAAACAGAAAAGCCCCGGCAATCACCGAGGCTTAAATTGTTGCCGGTTACCGCTCCGGCGCGATCAGCAAAAGCTATCGCGGTATCAGATTGTGGTCCTGCCCGTGTGAGCTTTGCGGTCGGCTGGAACATGTAGACTCCGCATCACTCCCCGCACTTTGTCTTATTGGCGTCGGGAATCCATAAAAGAAAACCCCGCCGAGGCGAGGTTCTTAATTCTTGTAACGTCACAGGCGTAATAACCCATCGTTGGAATCAGGTTAGCCATTTTCCGTTAATTTTGCAATAGCTAAATTATTTTGGTCATCGAGTCACGTTTCCCAGAACCTTTTCTGCATACGACTCCTCAATATGGCAATGCTCCACCAGTCGATCGAAAAACAGTTTATAGTTGTACCGCCATACCATTTCCGTTACTCCTAGTGCTTTAAAAATCTCGGTATCTTTGAGACGTGGGTAGCCTCTTCCCTTGCATCTTGGGCATTTTTTATAAACCGGCACGCCCTGCAACTCAGATTTTTTCTTATCGAGAATTTCTCCGCGTCCCCGGCAACGACATTCATTTTTCACCTGGCCTTTGCCATCACACGCCTTACACACTACGCGCACCTGCTCACGAACTGATTTCCACACCTCCCAGTCGGACGGAGAAATACCTTTCGTATCTTTTACCCATTTTGGTGGCTTACCATCCGGGTAAGTAACCTTGTTCGTGAAAACCTCAGCATCAATTAATTTAGCACCATGACAGCTACTGCACGTCACCAAGCTGGCCGCACTGAGGGAATAATCGCGAAATACATAACGCGCCATAGTGTCGAGAAATTTTGAGCGCTTACCCTTTTCCATTTTCCGTAATGCCCCATGCCGTTCTGCACGCTGCTCTGCTAATTGCCTGATGTAGGCGATGATATTTTCAGAAGATAAAACCCCGGCTTTTGCCAGATACAATTCAATACCCACTGCGGCTTTTGCAGTAAGTAGCCCGAGAGATGCCATTACGTCAGTAATAGTCAGCGTATCAGACGTTATTCCGCATGGTACTGCGCCGGGCATCATGGATTTAGGTGAAAAATATTTCGGTAAGGACTCAAGATTCATTTCGATGCTCCCGTTTTGCTTCAATGCGGACGTAATTACGAAGAATGCGGTATGCCACAGGAAAAGATCCCCGGTATCGATAAATTCGGAGACGCAACCAGCGCATGCGGAGTATCTCGATCAGTTCTGGTTTCATGCGGCCTCCAGCTTTTTTAGCGCACGCAGATCCGCCAGAGCCGCGAGCCTGATTTCCTTCAGCTCCTCGACCGTCCAGCGGTGCGGGGTGTTATTGTTCTCGAGTGCCAGCACCGCCGCCTCACCGTAACGCTCAACCAGCGCGGTACGATATGCTTCGATGTTCCCTGATTTGTAGACGTTGCAGACATCACACTGAAGATGGATATTGAAGCGAGTGAAGCGCAGATGCCCGGCGGCGGCCGTAGTCCTGTAATGGCCTGCATGCCATGCGAACGCCGTCTTCGTTCCACAGGAGATGCAACCGAGTCCTTCTGCCAGTTCGGTTTCGCGGCAAATGTCATTTACGGCGCGCTGCGTCAAGTCAATCCAGTGCTTCAGCGGCTTAACCGCGGCTTTCCGCTGGCGCCAGGCGGCGCGTTCTTTTTTCTCAGCGGCGCGCTGAAGGGATTGCGCCTTACGTTGCGCGGCTTCGCGAGATTTTCTGGTTTGTTCTTTGCCGACGGCGCTGGCACACTGGTACGAGCAAACGATCTGCCCCTCGCGTATCGGGTGAAACCACTGGCGGCATTCTTTGTTTGCGCACTTACGGCGCGGTAATTTAGCCATGCTCACCCCCAGACCTTTTGGCGTAAGGATTTTGGCGTCCGCACCCGGTGTGCATATTCAGGTAATTTCGCGCTGACAGTCCAGGTAATGAAGTCAGGATTCAGGCTCTTTTCTGTCCTTATGCCCCGCTTCTGATAATCCGATATCAGAGTGTCGGCCTGCTCGGTTGTGCAGTCGTGATGATGGAACCAGGAGTATTTCATCGCCATCACCCCGCAAAGCTCATGAGCTGGGCGGCGGCGTTCTCGGCCTCGCGCTGGGTACGGAATGTCCGTGATAAAATCCACTGCCAGAGCACATCAAGCGCGGATTTATACAACTGCTGAAATTCGACCTCATCCATACTGGAAAAAGCGATGCTGCGGGGATGTTTGCGAAGGGTGCCGTCCGGTAGCTGGATGGCGTCATAGTGACCAGCCTCAACCGTCACCCATGCGCGGTAGGCATCGAATGATTTACACAGGCTAATCCCGTTTGTTACCCGGCGGTTTGCAATCTGTTCCAGATACTGTTCAGCCGCATCCAGTAATGCGCCCTCATTCCCGCCATATGCAGCGAGAAACTTTGCATAACCGTTTACCAGTTTGCGTTCATTGGCAGAAATGGCACCGCCGGTGGGTTCCCAGTATTCAAACCCAAGATTAAGCAACGCGAAAAAGCGGCGATGGAATGCAGGATTCCTCACCTGACGGAACTCAGCCACCAGCACGGCGCCGAGTTTGATTTTTGATTGCAGAATATCACTGGTCTCCGGCGTTGCGGGGATCAGAATTCCAGATGACTGCTTGATGAGTTGTAATTCGTGCGCCATGGTATTCTCCGTGGCGCAGAAGGTTAACGGTTGTTCAGGCCGTTGATTTCATATTATCAGAAGGTGGTGTTACCCGGTAGCCGAGACGGCGAATAAAATGCATAAAACCGTTGGGAGTAAAAACTTCTTCATCATCCAGCAAAGGACGCATAGATACCATGCCATTTACACGATAGATAAGATGCCTGCCTGATGATGGAAAGCTAAACACCACGCAGCCATCAGATCTTCTTACAATGTCATACCAGCTATCTTCTGACTTTTGCAAAGCTGAATTACTCAATTTTTGTTCTCCCTTCAGGCGATGTACAGACGCGGTTAAAAATTGTCGGCAGCAGCATCAAAGGGATACGCAAATTGCGGTATTCTGAAAAATGCGCGCCAGTATTAAGCGCTATGTTAATAAAACCAGTCGTCAGCGCTTTCCCACGTTTCCTGAAGGATCTCCTCTACCTTCTTTTTATCGCCCTTCTCACCACCGAAAACAGTCAAACTATCGCCACCAGCTCTTCGTATAACCAGAGAGCAATTTTCATATTGATTCTGAAGCCTTTTAAGCAGCTCTTTCTCAAGTGCAGGTATGGCGCCGCGCGGCAGTTCTTTCGACTTATTGATCGTAAGTTCTATCTTCATAATTCCCTCTACATTTAACTACTGTATATAAACACAGTATACCCATTAAAAAGAATATTCAAGAGGTGGATAGCACTTTTTGCAAAAGCTAGCGTGTTGTTTCATATCAGATTTTAGGCGGAAAAACCCGCCGCAGCGGGTTATGACGCAACACTTCATGCCGGAGTTTTCCGATCCGTCTTGTTGTGAACCTCCCAGAGACTAATGCCGCAACTGAACACAAACTCAGCCAGATAATTTAAGCCGGACCATTCCCGGATGCCGCCGCGCGCCGCTTCCACAAATACAGCGATATCCTGATCACGCCACACTCCAAACAGGCGCCAGCCGCCACTGTCAGTCTTAACGGCTGCTATACGCGTCAGAACACCAGTCTGGTACAGGTCAGTGAACGCAGGTTTCTTCCTGGTTATTATTCGCATATCTACAAACCTAAGAAATGTTGATTACAAATCACTGATTCGTATTTTTTGATTTTGCACTAATGCCGATCACAGGACCGGCATATAGGTGTTTCACGATTTACCTCCGTTGAGCATGGCAGCGCGACAAGCGTTCCAGATTTCTTGCGCATCGTCGTCGTTGAAAAGCGCATCAGAATGTGAAGCCATCAGGTCGCGTATTTCTTCCGGACATTCTTCCGGCACTACCGGCACTGGCTGCTCTTTGATATGCAGTCGTGGCTCGCCGTCTTTCGGTTCAGGCCATTCGCGCTTCTTGTTCACCGCCAGCTTTTCCACCATCGCCAGGGCAATCTGCTCGTCAGTAATACCAGCGCGGCGTTGTGCATCCCATAACAGGAATTGCATATCAGCCCATTCGCTCAGGTCGCCAAGTTCTGCGGCAGTTTCCAATGCTTCTTTTGAGAGGTGCTTCAGTGGACCGATGGGGCCAACATCGCCGAATGTGGCATCAGACCAGTCAGCATGTTCATGGCGAACTTGTTCTCGTTCCAGCGATGCCAGCGCACGCTTCAGCACAATAAGAATTTTGGCGTCGTCATCGCTCAGGCCAAACGGAATATCATCGCGAGTGTTTTCAAATTCAGCGATGGTTTGCTGTAGCCATTCTTTGGTAATAGTGGTCATGGGTTAGTCCTTCACAAAAATAATCCAGTGGGTTTTATCGTTCTTGCCGGTGCGCTGGCCAATAATTGGTTTCACGTCAGTAAGCGCCAAAATCTGGCTAACCGGAATCTGCGTTTCGTTCCATTTGAAAATGAGAACGCCGTGTGCCCTCAGCACCCGAAACGCCTCTTTGAATCCGGCGCGGAGGTCAGAACGCCATGTTTTTTTGTTGAGTCTCCCGTACTTTTTGCCCATCCAGGCCGTTTGGCCGACACGTTCCAGGTGAGGCGGATCAAACACCACGACCGGAAACGACGCATCAGCGAACGGTAGCGCACGAAAATCAGCAATGAGGTCAGGACTGATGACTAGGCGGCGACCGTCGCACAATATATGCTCCTCGGCGCGGATATCGGCGAATACGGCGCGTTCATCGCGCTTATTAAACCAAAACATGCGCGAGCCGCAGCACATATCCAGAATAGATTGCGATTCCATCACGACTCCTTAACCTTGATGCCAGCGGTGCGTATTTCGTGTATCGCATTATCATTACCAGCACACCAACCCTCGGCATAATCCCGGCTGAATCCGGTCATGTGCATGACTTCTCCAACGCTGAGTTTTGACAGGTTGACCTTCCGCGCCTCCAGTTCTGCCACCCGGCGAGCCTCACGGGTTGCAATTCCCGCGTATTCAATCAGGCGTTGGTCCAGTTCGGCTATGAGGCGTTCTGCTGTATCCAAATCCTCGCCTAACTTCTGCGCCATCCGAAACCAATTGGCGCGCTGTTCCTCTTTGGTTTCCAGCTCATCCAGCAGCGCCAGCATGGTGGCGGGGTTGGCTGCGGCGATAAATTCCGCGTCACGTTTCTCAACAGTATGGGCCAACGTCACTTCTTCACCGCAAAGAGAAAATGGCGTTACCGTGATGCCATTGAACAGTGATGAGGTGCGGCGCCAATTCCCCGGCGTAGCCCTCTCAGCCACTTCACGAAGCGCCCGTTTGTCGATGTTGCTCATTGGGCTCCCCCCTTGTTGATGCTCATTTTGGATGCTCCATAAACCTGCATTACCGGGCTTTTCTCCAGCACCGGCAGCGCTGAAAATCCCGTTACCTGACTACTGCTGTATCGCCTGAGGTCATAATCAATCACCGCACGCTGGTCTCGGAAAATGCCGCAGCGACCATGACGAATGAAGCCGCCTCGCTCCAGCGCGATACGCAGATATTTCTCCGCCGTGGTTCGGTGCACGCCAAAAATCGCAACGACGTCGTTCGTCGTGATGCGCCCCTGCTCTTTCACCAGACCGATAATCCGCTCAAGAATAATCATCCGTTCGCTGTGTGTTTTAGGTCGGGCCATTTTTAACCCCTT